CCCCGCTTCAGGCAAGGTGGCAAAAACTGGTACGGCATTACCGAATGCAACCTTTAAAACCGCCGTAGTAGATTGCGGTAAATATGGCAAGCTCGCGTTAGTCGAGTTAGCTTAATTATTCAATGTTTAACGATGCCCTAAGTGAAAACTTGGGGCTTTTTTATTGGAGAAAAATAATGACAGATATTCGTCAAGATGCGTTCGAGTTGAATGCGATCAATACTTGTTTAAATGCGGTGGGTGTATTTAACCAAGATGCGGGCTTGTTTACGCAACGCCAATTAGAGTTTGTGCGCAACAAAATCTATGAAGAAAAATTACCGGGTATGAATGGCTTATCGCTCGTCCCAGTCTCTTCTGAAGCCCCTGAATGGGCAGAAACCGTGACTGAACGCATTTACGATATGGTCGGCATGGCTAAAGTCATTGCCAACTATGCCGATGATTTACCGCGTGCGGATGTGGCGATGACAGAACGTGCAGTAAAAGTGAAAAACATCGGTGCTGCTTATGGCTACAATCTACAAGAGTTGAAAGCGGCGTCAGCTAATCAAACGGATTTACCGTCTTCTAAAGCTCGTGCAGCGCGTCGTGCGGTGGAAGTAAAGATGAACGAAATTGCCTTGTTAGGAGATAAAGAATTTGGTTTAAACGGCTTTATTAACCACCCGAATTTAGGAGAAACCTCGGTAACTGGTGGCTGGAAAACTGCAACGGCGGATGCGGTGCTAGCGGATTTGGACAATCTACACGATACCGTCGTGTTGCAATCAAAAGGCGTGCATCAGCCAACACACTTATTGTTGTCGCTAACCGATTATCAGACGTTATCCAGTAAGTATATGAACACGGCTGACAAAGTGGACGTATTGACGTTCTTCAAGCGTAAACATCCTAACTTAACTATTCAGGGCTTATGGGAATTAGAGAAAGCGGGTACAGGGAATAAGAACTTAGCGATTTGCTATGAAAAATCCCTTGATAACTTAACTCTTGAAACGCCGCAAGATTTTACCCAGTTACCGGCACAAGAACGCAATTTAGAGCTTGTTGTGAACTGTGTGGCTCGTGTGGGCGGCGTGTTCTTACGTTATCCGTTATCGGCAACCAAAGCGGAGATTTAGCGATGATTGTACGTAATATTGAAGCGCGTTTAATTCGTGTTGGCGGCGAGTTTATCGCCCCTAATCAAGAGGTGGAAATTGCCGATGATGCGGTAGGGCTTGATCGTTTAATTGAACGTGGCGTATTAATTGACGTAACGCCGAAAGCGGAAGATGCGAAAAAAGACGGCAAAAGTAAAAAGCAGGAGTAATAAATGAGCGCATACTCGTTACTTAATCTCTTTTACCCATTAAGCCAACAAATGCCTGAAGATATGGTAAATAAGGCGTTAAGCGTGGCTGATAATAAACGTCCAGACTGTTTATCTGATGACAAGCAAGATGAGGCGGTGGCGTGGTATGCGGCTTATTTGTTGGCTCAGTCGATTGAAAGCGGGGTAAATGCGGCAGGTTTACGGCGTGAACGTGAAGGCGATTTAGAACGTGAATATTTTTCAGGGAGCGATAAAGGCGGCAACGCTGAACGCTTTTTATCCAAATATAACGAACTAAACAATATTTGCGTACGCCTTGGTACGATTACCGTAGGGAGTTATTGTGTCTAGCGTGGTTAAGGTAAAAATCAACAATAAAGGGCTTGAAAAAGAACTTGAGTTGATAAACAAAATCGGCAAAGCAAGCGTAAAAGTAGGCGTTCAAGCGGATGCAGGCGTTCATTCTGAATCAGGCGAAAACTTGGTAGATATTGGTATTTGGAATGAATATGGCACGGCACATATCCCGTCTCGTCCTTTTATTCGTCAAACCTTTGAAGACAACCAACAGGCATTGGCGCAATACTTAGGGCGTGTGGTCGAGAATGTGGCGAAAGGGGATGATTTGGTGCAAGAGCTTTCAAAACTTGGGCAATGGTATCAAGACAAGCAGAAAAAGACCCTAACGTCTTATCCTTGGACACCGAATGCACCATCTACGCGTAGGCGCAAGAAAAGTAGTAAACCGCTCGTAGATACCTCGCAATTAGTCAATTCAATTCGTTATAAGGTTGAAATCTGATGCAGATATTTTCTTCTCAATCTTCTTTTCGCAAGCCTTATAAAATACTTGTGCGTTCTGACGGAGAGTATGTGAAAGGCAAGTGGGTAAACGACGGCGAAATCGAGCAGACGTTAATGGCATCCATTCAGCCGTTAAGCAGTGCTGAAATGGATCGCCTAGTGGTATCAATGCAGGGGCGGCGCGTTTCAAGTGCGGTAAAAATTTACACCGATCAAAAACTAACGGTGGCTGGAGAAAATGCACACAATGTCGCAGTAGTGCTATTTGACGGCGAGCGATACGAAGTGATTTCACGAGCTAGTTATCACAGTGGTGTGTTGTCACATCATCGCTACGTGGCTATACGGGTAAAATAATATGCTTGAGCGTTTGTATGATTTATTGGGCGATCTATCGGATCGCCCTTTTATTCGCGCCTATGAAAATGGGCGTGAGCCAGAAAAGCCATTTTTTACTTATGAACTGAAGTTTGAGAGGACACCAGAACATTTTCATTATTCGGCGGTAAATGATGAAGGCAATCAGACGGTAAAAACTCATATCGATGCCGTGCTTGAGTTGAATTATTTCGGTGGAAACAGTTTACAGGCATTGCGAGATGTTTGTATGCGCTTATCTATGCAGTCTTGTCGTGAGCGTTGGTTAAATGATGGCGTGGCATTGATTCGCATTGGGCGGATTACCCATTTAGCCTTTCTAAATGAACAGCGTGAATATGAAGATCGGGCAATGGTAGAGCTTGAAATTCGTTATGCGGCTAGTGTGCAGGATATTGTGGGTATTATTGAACAAGTGGAAGTGACGGCAAATATAGGACGTGCTTCTGAGAAAAATTTAATAGGGGTAAATAAAAATGGCGAAAATTGATCGCTTGGTAAATGTGGCTATTGATTTAAATACAACCACAATCGCCGGTAAATCTTTTAGTGATTTATTAATTTTAGGCGAACATACGCTGAATAATTCAGCACGTTTGCTGGTAGTCACCGATCCAAATGAATTATTGGATTTAGGCTTAAAATCAAACAATCCGCTTTATATCGCTGTGGCTACCGCCTTTGCGCAGCCGTCACACGTGGCACAGGTATTTATCGGACGTAAAGCACAAGATGAAAGCGTGACGGATGCGCTTGCTGCGGTCGCACGAGAAAATAACAGCTGGTATGGCTTGGCGTTGGTCTCGCGTGAAGACGCTGATGTGATGTTGGCGGCGGCGTGGGCAGAAACCAATGGTAAATTATTTGTTACCGCCTCTGCTGATGAAAAATTGCCACAATCGGCGGAGAAAACCGATATTGCGAGCAAACTTGAAGCGAAACAATATTACCGCTCGGCGGTAATGTATTCCCATAAAGCAACGGAAGAATACCCAGAAATTGCCTTAATGAGCTATTCCTTCACATTCTATCCGGGGTCAGAAACGTGGAACTTGAAAAAACTTGCTGGCGTATCTTATTCGCCGTTAATGGAAGGCGAATACTTAGCTTGCTCGAAGAAAAACGCAACGACATTTGAGAAATTTAACGATAGCTTTGCGGTAACGCAAGGCGGCAAAGTCGCAGCTGGGGAATGGATCGATATTATCCGTTTCCGTGATTGGTTGGTGCAGGAAGTACAAATTAATGTGACATCCGTCTTAATCAATGCTTACGGCAAAGTGCCTTACACCGATAAAGGTATTCAATTAATTGGTGCAGCAGTGCGTCAGGCGTTAGATTTAGGTGTAGCACGTGGCGGTATTGCGCCGACAGAATTGGATGATAATAACAAGGAAATTCCAAGTTATGTGATTTCCCTTCCACTGGCGGCAAAGGTATCGAATAACAATAAAGGTAAGCGTTTATTGCAAGATGTGAAATTCTCGGCACGTTTAGCCGGTGCTATTCACTTAACAGAAATCAAGGGCAATCTGGCTTACAGTCTTTAATCATTAACAGACCGCTAAAGTGCGGTCATTTTTTAGGAGAATTTTATGGCTTTAGCAACTTATGCGCCCGATGAAGTAAGTATTGTGATCGGGGCGGTTATTGTTTCTGGCTTTGCAGATGGAACCTTTATTGATATTGAAGAAATGTCTGACGGCGTATCATCTGTTGCTGGTGCAGATGGCGAAGTAGCACGTGCAACCAGTGCCGATCCACGTAAAAAAGTCACATTAACGTTATTACAAACCAGTGATACCAATGATGTGTTAAGTGAACTCTATGCAGCGGATAAAGTGAGTAAAAACGCAACCTTTCCAATTGCGGTAAAAGACTTGCGTGGTCGCTCATTATTCGCTGCAAGCACGGCGTGGGTGGTTAAATCGGCGAAACTTGAGCTTGGAAAAGAAGTGGGTTCTCGCGAGTGGACGCTTGAAACTGCGGACGGTAAATTATTTGTAGGGGGAAATGACTGATGGCACGCAGTGAAATTCAAATTGGCGAAAGCACTTTTTTTGTGCAAAAGTTTTCGGTAATGGATCAGTTACGCATTTTTGGCGATTTGCAGAAAACCCTTGTACCGTCACTGGCGAAAGTAATCGGATTTAGCGATGAAAAACCGAAAGATGCAACGTCAGCTCAGTTAGCCGAATTAGCACAGAAAAGTGCGGCGAATTTTGCACAAGGTTTACAAGATTTAAGCCAGCAATTAAGCGGCCAAGAGTTAGTTAAACTAGCTGATATGCTAATCAAACCTGAACTAGTGACGGTGCAGCGTGATGATTTCAACAATGGGACAGATAAAAAACTTAGCAAAACTGATTTTGATTTGGTGTTTGATGATATGTCGGAGCTTATCGAGTTGGTAATTTTCATCTTACAACTTAATTTCAGCAGTTTTTTTACGAAATTTCTTGCCCGTCTTGGGTCGGTGCAAGAGCTTGTGAAGAAAGCGTAAGCGTTGGTAAATACAGCGAACAGACGCTAAGTGAGATGATCGCTTGGCGTCCTTTTTTAGCCGGTAAAGTTACACTAACAGAGCTTAATACGGCAGGATTGACGGATATGGGCGAGCTTTTGAAGATTAATCGCTTACTGGATGCGGTAGATGCGATGGAAGCAAAACAAATGGAGAAAAACCGATGAATGCTATACGTGAGCTGGTAACGTTATTGCGTTATAAAGTCGATAATTCCGGTTTAAAGGCTTATGTTGTTCAAACTCAACAGGCGGCAAAAGGCATTCGTAGCAACCTGAATAATGCAGTCGATGGATTACGCGCTAAATTCTCAGGGGCTGCCGTGAGCGTGAAAGAGGTCGGTAATAATCTGAAAGACGCTAAAAATCAAATGCTTTCTCTACGTAACCTTGTTGGTGGTTATTTTGCGATGGTTGCCGGTGGTAGTGCGATCAAAATTGCCGATGAATGGGCTGCGGTGGATAGTCGTGTGAAATTAGCGACAAAATCCGCTGAAGAACATAAATATGCATTGAGTCAGATTTTCGACCTTTCACAACGTTCCGGACAAGACTATCTCGCCAGTGCAGATTTATTCTCAAAAGTGAATCGAAGTGCGGGGGATTTGGGGTTAAGTCTTGATGATACGTTAAATTTAACGGAAATCATTGGGCAAACGATGACGATTGGCGGCGGCGATCAGGGGGCGCAGCAAGCCGCCTTGATGCAGCTTGGTCAAGCCTTAGGCTCGGGTGCATTACGTGGCGATGAGCTGAACTCAATTATTGAACAAGCCCCACGTTTAGCGAATGCCATTGCTGATAGTTTTGGCGTGCCGATTGGGCAATTAAAAGATCTAGGTAAAGAAGGTAAGCTCACATCAAAAGAACTCGCACAAGGTCTGCTAAAACAAGCGGATAAAATCCAAAAAGAATTCGATCAGATGCCGAAAACTTTTGGGCGCGGTATGACGATTCTGAAAAATAAAGCCGGTCAATTGATTGATGTGGCGGTCAATAAAGTCTCTAAACTCGGCGCGGCTTTCTATAATGCTGCTGAATGGGTGACAGAAAACATTCGTTTAGTGGGCTTTTTAGCTGGTACGGTAATCGGTGGTAAGCTGATGTTTGCGCTGGCAGCGGCGAAAAAGAGCTTGCGTCAATTGTTAATGATGGGCGCACGTGCGGTGGCACCTTACTTAGCGATGGCTGCGGCGGCGGGTGTCGTTGCCTTAGTGTTAGAAGACATTTATGGTTGGACGCAGGGAGATTTATCCTTTACTGGGGCATTAGTTGGACGCTATGAAGTTTGGGCGGATAAATTCGCCGCGCTAGGTAAACTGGCGGATAAGCTCTGGATCAATGTTCGTGGTTTATTAAAAGATTTAAGCCGAATGGCGGGCGTTGAGATTAATTTTGACTCTTGGCAGGCTTTTGCTACTGACGTTTTAGAATATATTATTGCCGCCGTGAGAAATCTCATTAATACGGTAAGCGGTATGGTGCGGATTATTCGCGCATTAATTAATGGGGATTATGCCGGTGCTTGGTCTAGTGCGGGCGATATGATTGATGGATTAAGCTTGAAATTCCTACCGCTTTATTCTGTTGGGCTAATGGTGCTGGGCGGTATTCTCTCCGCTGTATGGGCGTTATTTTTCCCATTCCGTGCATTTTTCGGATTGTTGAAAGGTGGATTTAGATCCGTAATGTTTGTAGCCAAACCTTTTATTAAGGTAGCGAAAGGGATTGCATCTCCATTTATCTGGGCGCAAAAACATTTTAAATTATTTTCCCGTGTCGGCAGTGGCGCATTCTCGCTTTTGAAACGTGGGGCGGTCAAATTTGGCGTGATATTTAAATCTGTCGTTGGCACTGTGGTAAAAGGTATTTTTGCGATCGGTCGCGCGATGTTTATGGCGGTAGCAAGTAACCCAATTTTGCTTGCGATTAGTGCGGTAATTGGCTTGGTTATCTTGCTTGTTGTGTATTGGGATGAAGTGAAAGCCTTTGCCATTGCCGCATGGGAAGCCATTTCCAAAAAAGCGGCGGAGATTTGGCAAAGTATCATCACTGGTGCAAGCGAGATGTGGGATAACATCACAAATAAAGCAGCGGAGAGCTGGGATAATGTAAAGAAAGATGCTGGCGAAAAATGGAATAGCGTGACGACGATATTTAAAAATGCGTGGCAAAAATCTATCGATACCGTGGTGGGCTGGTTTAATTCACTTATTCCGAGCTGGATTAGAGATTTGTTTTCTGACGGGGCGAAAGCAGAAGTTAAGCTGAGCGGCGAAGCCTTAACTACACCAGTAAGCGGTCACGTATCGCCACAGCGGTTAGGCTATGGCGGTCGTCCTATTTTTGCACCTAATCAGAATATGACGCAAACCAATAACTTCAATATTCAAGGTTCCGCTAATCCTAGCGGTGTGGCTAATGCGGTATCAGACAAATTAAGCCGTGGTTCATCTACATCGTTTGGAATGGGGGCGATTGAATATGCTGGGTAAAAAAGTGCGGTTGATTTTAACCGTACTTTAAAAAACAAACCCCGAACATTGCGAGTGTTCGGGGTTTTTATTTAGGCTTAAAAGTAAATTATGAGCATAGTAAACCTTTTATTTTCAGCCCTTTCGGGCAAGCGTACGACAATTGGCGTATTGGAATTGGACGCACTTTTAACCGAAAACACATCACTTTCTAGCCAAATCACGGAATATCCCATTGAAGACGGTACGGTAATTTCTGATCACATTACACGGGAAAGTGAGCGGTTAAGCCTTAGTGGCGTGATTACTGGCACAGGAACATTGTTTAATGTTGGCTTAGGGAAATATAAATTGATTGCAGCAAAAGAGACGTTGCGAGAATTACACGCTAAGCGAGAATTAGTGACGATTGTCACTGGTCTTGATGTGTATGAAGATTTTGCTATTGAAAGCCTTGAGATTGAGCGTAACAGTGATGACGGCGAGCGGTTAAATATTAGTGCGGAATTTCGAAAAATTCAAAAAGTGACGTTACGCAAGGAAGAGGTGCCACCAGAGAAAGCCGCGCCAAACGCAAAAGGCAAAGCGGGACAGACGAAAGCAAAAACCGGCAAAGCACAAACTGGCAAGCCGACAAATACGTAGGCACAAAAAATCACGAAGTTAGGAGAATGGAGTGGTAAAAAGCAATGATCACAATAAACCTTGCAAATAAAAACGATTTTATTACCGAAGTAAATCTTGATGATGAAGTCTTTTTTTTACACTTTTCTTGGAACGACACAATCGGATTTTGGTCGCTCACTATTGAAAATGCTTATAACGATGAACTGGTCTCAAGCATTGTGATTTTGCCGAATCGTCCTTTAATTGCACCAGTGCGTCGTGATGAATTGCCACTTGGGGAATTAATTGCGGTGCGTGATGATAATTTACAAACGATTGGGCGCGATGATTTTATCAATGGCAAGGCGGTGTTGATTTATATCGGAGTGGATGAATGAGTTATCGCTTTTTACGTAGTTATAAATTGATGATTGGTAAGAAAGGGCAAAAAGATGCTATTGTGATTGAGCCGCCAATGCGTATTGAGTTCGATATTGAAAAAGATTGTGAAGCCGAGCCGAACGAAAATACCATTAAAATCTATAACCTTGCATCCACTACACGAAAAACTATTGAGCAGCCAGATATGCGATGTGTGTTGTATGCAGGATATGAGCAGGAAGGTAATGTTTTGTTATGCTCGGGGGATATTGCCACGGCGTATTCTTATCATCAAGGCGCAGATTGGGTAACGGAGCTTTATGTTTTAGATGGCTTGGTAGAAATTCGCGATACGGCGGTTTCATTAGGTTATGTTGGTGGCGTGAGTTCTACGCAAATTACTAATGATATTGCTGCAAAAATGGGCGTAACCGTAGTTGGTGCAGATAATTTGAAATCACGCACTTGGGCAAATGGTTTTAGTTTTTACGGTGCCGCACGTAAAGCGTTAGACAAAGTCGTTGCAGGAACGGGGCTTGAGTGGTCGATCCAAAATGGCGAACTGCAGATTGTAAACCGCAATGGCGTGACAAAGCGATCGGGTTATGTGTTAGCAAAAGATAGCGGGCTAATCGGTTTTCCTGAACGCACACGTGAAGCAGCACGCAGTAAGAAGCAGGATACGCCAAATAAAAAGCAAGATGAGAAATTTGCCTTTGATCGGCAAGCGAGGGACGGTTGGAATGTAAAAAGCCTGTTACTGCCTATGGTAAACCCTTGTGACAAAATCAAGCTGGAAAGTGTGACGGTAACAAATTGGTTCCGTGTGGAAAAAATCAAGCATTCGGGGGATAGTCATTCTAGTGATTGGCAAAGCGAACTACATTTAGTAGATCTAAACGCACCGACTAAAGCGCAGATGAAAACGCAAAGTAAACATCGTAAAAAACGTAAGAAAAAGGACGATTAAAAATGACGGATATTTTAACCGCACTTTCTGAAATTAATGTGTCATTACCTGGAAAAATTGTTAGTTATGATGCGGAAACGGTGCGAGCAACGGTACAACCCTCTATTCCTAAGCGGTTAGCCAATGGCGAAGTATTAAATGCACCGCAGATTGTAAACGTGCCGGTAATGTTCCCTATGGCAGACATTAACGGTGCGGTAGCACAAGTGACATTACCAGTGAAAGTGGGAGACGGTTGCTTGCTGATTTTTTCGCAGCGATCTCTAGAAAATTGGTTAAGTGGAAGCAATGATGCGCCAGATGATCCGCGAATGTTTGATTTATCCGATGCTTTTTGTGTAATGGGCGGTAATAGCCGCTCTCCAAATGCCGATGCTGAGAATCTTTGTATTAAATACGGTAGCGGTAAAATCAAAATCGCACCAAATGGCAATATTACGATCAATTCGCCTGATGTAAGGGTAACAACGGATAATTTTATTGTGACTGCGCCAACCAGCACCTTTAACGGCAATGTGATCGTAAATGGCGGTATTTCAACGGCAGGTAAAGGTGGCAGTGTATCCGTTAGTGGTTCTTTAACGACAACTGGCGATGTTATGGCAGATGGTGTGTCATTACAAAGTCACAAGCACAAAGGCGATAGCGGTGGTACAACAGGGGCACCATCATGATCGATTTAAAATTGAGTGGACAACACGATTTGATGATAAAAGATCGTAAACTAGTACTCGTAGATGGCGTCAATCAAAAAGCACAACAGATTAAGGTTGTGCTTTTAACGTTTTTAGGAGAGTGGTTTTTAGATACAACAATTGGACTGCCTTATTTTGATGAAATTTTGACAAGGAATCCTGATAACGCACGTATTCAATCCATTTTTCGCAAAAAGATTATGGGTGTGAAAGGGGTTCTAGCGGTAGAGCGTTTATCTCTTGAATTTCATCTAAAAGATCGGGTGTTGGCGGTGCAATTTTCAGCACTAACCAACGAAGGTGTGGTAAAAGACAAAGTGAGTATAAAACGAAATGGCTAATTATGGATTAACGCGTAGTGGCTTTGTGCGTAAGCGTATGCCAGAGCAGTTAAAAGAGCTTTATGAAAATGCGAAGAAAATGTTTGGGGAAGATATTGATTTGTCGCCTGAAACAGTGATGGGAATGATGTTAAACATTGAGTCAGAACGTTTTGCCGCCTTATGGGAGCTTATTGAAAGCGTTTATAGTGCAATGTATCCGATGAGCGCAACCGGAGCAAATTTAGATCGCGCAGTTTCTTTTACAGGAGTCACTCGTTTACAAGCAGAACATTCAACGGTGCCAGTGATTTTTTACGGCAATGCAGGCGTTGAAATCCCCCAATATACCGCAGTGCGCAATGTGGGAACACAGATTTTATATTATTCAGATGAAGACGCACGCATTGATTCAAATCAAGCCGCTTATGCGCGGATTGAGCTAAATTCAAACACTATCAATTCAGGCGATGTATTTTCCGTCGTAGTTAATGGTGTGACATATCGTTTTACGGCAATGCGTTCATCAAGTGCGAGTGTTATTCAAGGTTTAGCCAATCAATTAAAAGCGATAAGTTATGCCGATGTGAGTAATGATAATGTAATTATTGAGATTTCGGCACAATCTATACCGCACTTTTCTATCTCCGTTAGCCAAAATCTTACGCTTTCTCGCTTAGGCGTGCGTTGTATGCTTTCCACTGAAAGCCCTAGTGAAGATAAAGCCGATATTGGGCAAATGATTGAACTGGTAAATATGATTGATGGCGTTGTTGAAGTGAACAATGTTGTTGAAGGTGCATCCGGTCGTTTAGAAGAAAGTGATATTGAATTATATCAACGTTATCATCGTGGTGTTTGGCAAAATGGAGCCGGTACAATTGATTCACTTTATGCCAATTTAAGCAAGGTGGCGGGCGTTCATTCATTGAGAATTTATGAAAACGATGCAGATCAGACGATTAATGGTATTCCTAAACGTTCACTGTATGCGGTAGTCAAAGGTGGTTTAGATACGGATATCGCATCGACATTATTAAAATTTAAGCCTTTGGGTATTGGCACACACGGGCAAACCGAAGTTACCGTGCGAGACAGTCAAAACCAACCGCACTTGATTAAATTTAGTCGTCCGACTAAATGTTACATTTGGTTAAAAGTTACCATTGAAACCTTTGTTGATGAAGATGAAATTGCGAGAGCTGGTTACATTGTAAGTGCACTCAACAATATCTTGAAATATGGTAAATCACTTGGCGTGGGAGCAGATGTAATTCATCAACGCCTTATTGCTGCTTGCATTGCGGTTCAAGGCGTGGGAAAAGTTACCGTTCAGATAGGTAAAACGAATAATATTACCGATCCAGAGCCAAGATATCAAGAACAGAATATTACCATCGCACCTGATGAAGAAGCGATTTTCGATCCGTCTATCATTGTGATGAGTTAGGAGAAAATATGAAAGATATTTTAACCGCACTTAATGATGATTTTAAGCAGTTAGGGCGAGAGCGATTACTTTCTCAATTTAATTACTCGCCTAACTTAAACGCATTTTTATCACTTCTTCTTTTACCGCATCACGAAATTCAAGCAACCTTAAAGCAAATGCTTACAGAAAGGCATATTGATACCGCTATAGGAAAACAACTTGATGGCGTAGGCGATATTGTCGGTATGCCACGCCCTTTCGCTAGAGTAAATGGCGATTGGTATTTCGGTTTTTCTGGTCAATCAAAGGCAAAACCCTTTAGTCGAGCCCCTATTCGTGATTTATCCACGCAAACTAATTCTAGAGATTTTAATTATATGCTCGATGAGCATTATCGACGATTAATTAAATGGAAAGTTATCGCCAATCATTCACATGGCACCCTTGATGATGTAATCGAAGCCTGTAGGGCTATATTTTTAGCAGAGCGTGTTTCAATCACAGAAGGACAGGATGCGGATGTGCATATAACGATTACACGAATGGCAAAAAATAGATTAGATGCAGTAGAACAAGAGCCGGTTTTGTGGATTCCCACGGCAGCAGGTGTAAAGGTAACGGTAGAATTTATAACGCATAAGGATAACAAATGAAGTTAAAACTAATTGATTTATTCAAAAGAATTACTTGGGCGAAAAATGGCGATTTAACCGACTTCTCTCAAACTAATTATGAAGCAGGCTGGGCGCATTTAGGCGATGATACGCCAACAGTGCAAGACTTTAACTATGTTCAACAGATGAACGATAAAAAAGACCAGTGGTTGTTTAATCAATTAAAAGCCGTGTTGGAAAAAGCCAATATCGAGCCAACAGAAGAAAATGTTAATTCATTGCGTGATGCGATTTTGGCGTTATCGAAAGGCTATAGCAATCCTAAAAGCCTAACGGCAGACACAGTGAATTTTATTGATGAGCAAGGTCACACTCACGAAATCGCTAAAGCAACCTTGCAACAACAAGGCATAGTCCAACTCACCAACGACACGGGGCTTGAAAGTGAATCTCTTGCACTCACTGCAAAAGCAGGGAAAAAACTTGCTCAGCAAACTGCACAATTGCAGTTAAATGTCTCGCAAAATTACATCAACAACAGCAAAAAATCCTCTGCAGTAAATAGCAATAGTGCAGACACCGTTGCAACCAGTGCAGCCGTGAAAACCGCCTATGACAAAGCAGTAGAAGCCAAAACTACCGCAGATGGAAAGGTGGGGTTAAATGGTAACGAAAGCATTAATGGCGAGAAAACCTTTGAAAATCGTATTGTGGCAAAAAGGAATATCCGTATTTCAGACAACCCGCATTATGCTTCATACGGAGACCATTTAAATATCGGGGCAAATAATGGCGATTGCTGGTTCGAATATAAATCAAGCAACCGAGAGATTGGCACACTTCGTATGCACGCTAACGGCGATTTTACCTACAAACGTAATAAAATCTACCATGAGGGGGCAAAACCGCAATTTAATACGGATATTGAAGACAAGCCTGATACACTTGCAGGCTACGGTATTAGGAATTTTAAAGTAGAACAAGGGCAGGGCGATGCCAATGGCTATAAAACCGATGGCAATTATTACTTAGCAAGCGGTCAAAATCTACCCGAAAATGGGGAATGGCATATTGAAGTAGTTAGCGGTGGAGCAACAGATGCGGTGCGTCAAATTGCACGTAAGGCGAATGACAACAAAATCAAAACACGCTTTTTTAATGGCTCAAATTGGTCAGAATGGAAAGATGCAGGCGGCGACGGCGTGCCTATTGGTGCCGTAGTGTCATTTCCCCGTGCGGTAACTAATCCCGTTGGTTTTTTACGTGCTGATGGTTCAACATTCAGACAACAAACCTTCCCCGATTTATACCGCACTTTGGGCGACAGCAACCAACTTCCTGATTTAACTCGTAGTGATGTGGGGATGACGGCTTATTTTGCCGTGGATAATATCCCTGCAGGCTGGATTGCCTTTGACGAGATTGCCACCCAAGTTACCGAGCAACGTTACCCCGAGTTATATCGTCACTTAGTTGGTAAATATGGCTCCATTGAACGCGTGCCTAAAGTAGCAGATAGATTTTTGCGTAATGCGGGGAA